GGATGGCACGTTGATATTCGACCAGCGTGAGAAGTTGGCGCAGGTGGCTTTAAAAGAGGGCTGTGACGCTGTTCTGTTTATTGATAGCGACATGAGGTTCCCACATGATTTGATTACGATTATGTTGAGCCGAGAGGTAGACATAGTTGGCGTGAACGCAGTGACAAGACGTAGACCGTCATTCCCTACCGCAAAGCTGCTGGTTAAGAGTGAAGATGAGAAGGGTATTCGTCATCATTGGTCTAACGTGGATTCGCGTGGTAAAGAAGGTATTGAGGTTGTTACTGCTGTTGGATTTGGTGCGGTACTGATCCGTAAGAAAGTATTTGAAACACTATCTGCTCCGTGGTTTGATGCAGGTTGGGGGCCAACAGGTGTAGTGGGTGAGGATGTGTTCTTCTGTGTAAAGGCTGGCGATGCAGGTATTGATACCTATGTTGACCATGAGCTTTCAATGTACATTAAACATATTGGCACGCATGAATACAGTTGGGACGATGTAGATGATAAAGCCTTGAGGGGCGATAATGGCACTGACTAGCTATTCAGACTTAACAAGCACTATATCTAATTACTTAGCTCGAAGTGATCTGGATAGCATTATTCCCACGTTTATAACACTTGCAGAGCAGCGTTTGCGTAGAGAGTTGCGTATTCGGCAAATGCTAGTAATTGCCCAGGCTACGACAACAGGCGGTGATTCTACTGTCGGCTTGCCTAGTGATTACTTAGAGATGCGCGACATTCACGTTGCTGCTAATCCTAATGGCACGCTTGTTTACGATACGCCTAACCTGTTTTATAAAAAGACTATCTCAACAGAATCGGGTCAGCCTAAACGCTACACGGTCTTAGCTTCTGAATTGCAACTAGGGCCAATTCCTGATGGTGCTTATGTCTTGCAAATGCTGTACTACGCGCAACCTGCGTTTCTAAGCTCATCAAACCCTAGTAACGTATTCTTGGCTAACTGCCCTGATGCACTGCTCTACGCGTCTTTAGGTGAGGCTGAACCGTATCTAATGAACGATGCTCGCATACAGACATGGGGCGTATTGTATGAGCGTGCTATTGCTGCTATTACTGTCGCAGATGATTCTGGCGAATATAGCGGTCAACCAATGTCCATGTCTTTTAACTAGGAAAATATTATGGCTGAAATGTCTAACTACTTAGAGAACGCGTTAATTAACGGCACTCTACGCGCAACTAGCTACACAGCTCCTACGACTGTTTACGTTGGTCTATATACAAGCGATCCCACTGATGCTAATACTGGAACAGAAGTGTCAGGCGGCTCTTATGCCCGTATTTCTGCGACCTTTGGCGCTCCTAGTAATGGTGCAACAAGTAATACAGCAGCTATTGAGTTCCCACAAGCTACTGCATCATGGGGAACTGTAGGCTGGATTGGTATTCTTGATGACTCTACTACTGGAAACCTTTTGTATCACTCTCCACTTGATGTAAGTAAGGCTATTGATACTGGTGATGTGTTTAAGATTGCTATCGGTAACCTGACTGTTACGCTTGCATAATGGCTGACATCTGCGGCCCATTCACACTTGAGGAATTAGACCAATTTGGTACGCTTGATGCGTTGCCATTTTCACTAGATAGTGAAATTTGGGAAAGTCCTAACACTTGCATTATGTTTTTTGCAGGTGCGGTGAATGGTGTAGCGAATGTAACTGCAGCTTCTACTAGGGTTAGATTAGATTCTGTTTCTATTAATGGAACTGCCACAGTATCAGGATTAGGTGGATTAGTTATTTCTGGAGCTGGAAGTATTACGGCAAATGGAATAGTAACGGCTGACGGTGTACGAGTACGCGGAGGTACTGCTAGTATTACTGGCGATGCTGATGTGACTGCTTTGGGTGGCGTTATTTATAACGGAACCGCTTTTATTGAAACTGAAACTACAGTTATCTGTTACCCAAATGCAATATGGTCTGGTGATGGGGCTATAAATTCCAATGCGGCTGTGTCTGCTATTGGTTATATTTATGGTGAGGAATGGTCTGATGTAACTGAAGATTCAAATGTTTGGAGTATTGTTTCTGCTAATAGCAATACATGGACTAACGTACCTGCTGGAACTAATACATGGCTAAGACAAAACTAGCATTTGGTGAGTGGCTGCCAGACCAGCCTGGCATTACAGGTGCGTTGACTGACGCTAATAACTGTATTCCTGTTGCTACTGGCTACGCTCCGTTAGGTGCTGAAGCAGACTACAGCACTGCTGCTGGTCAAAATCTAGTGACTACATTTGCCGGTAAGTTTGCTGGATTGTCTACGTTGTTTGCTGCTGGCGCTACCAATCTGTTTAAATACGATACTGCTGATAGAGGACTTGACGCTTTAACTACGACAGGCTACTCCACCACTTTGTTTTGGGATGTTACTCAGTTTGGCTCTGAGATGATTGTAGCTAATGGCACTGCGAAGTTACAGGCTTACTCTTTAAATGTTTTGAGCGAGACATTTAGTAACTTATCTGCTGATGCCCCTACTGCTAAGTATGTAACGGTAGTGCGAGACTTCGTAGTAGCTGCAAATGTTGAAAACTACGAGAATAAAGTTTATTGGTCTGACATCAACGACGAAACTAACTGGACACCTAGCGCAACGAGCCAGGCAGACACACAGGTAATCGCTGATGGTGGTGACATTAAAGGTTTAACGGGTGGTGAGTACGGATTAGTGCTGCTTGAAAAAGCCATCTTCCGTATGTCCTACATAGGTAGCCCGTTGTTTTTTCAATTTGACGCTATTTCTCGCAGTTTAGGCTGTATTTCTAGCGGTAGTGTGACTCAATACAATGGATTGACGTACTTTCTGGCTACAGATGGCTTCTATGTGTGTGATGGTCAGTCTGTAAAGTCAATTAGCGCAGGGAAAATAGACCGTTGGTTCTTTGATATTGCTAACACAGGTCAACTAGACCAAATGTCTAGCACTGTTGATCCGGTTAAGCGGCTAATTGTCTGGTCATTCAAGGATAATTTCGCTAATACCAATGTTTTGATCTACAGCATTGACTTTGGTAAATGGTCGCATGGTGATACTACTGCTGACGCTATCTCTATCGTTATTACTCCTGCGGTAACTCTTGAAGGCCTTGATTTGTTTAGCTCAAGTATTGATGCGCTAACGGTATCGCTTGATGATCGTCAATGGGATGGTGGTCAATCGCTGTTTGCTGGCGTACAGGGGCAAAAGATTATTACGTTTGGCGGTACTAACAAGCAATGTTCTATTGTTACTAACGACATTGATAACGGCAGGTCTGTGATTACCGCAGTCAGACCGATTATTGACAATGGAACGGCTGATATCTCAATCTGCAATAGAAACCTGCTGAGTGACGCTATTGCGTTTACCACTGCTGTCAGTACAGATAGCGAGGGAAAAGCGTCTATGCGCGTTCCTGGTCGTTATATGAGGGTTAAAGCATCTCCTGTGGGTAGTGCATGGGATACTGCTGTCGGTATGGAAGTTGATATTGTTACTCAAGGTCTGAGATGACACAGTTTCGTACATTACCGCCGTTTGGTGGAGATCAGCGAGCTGTCGCAGAGGTTGTCCGTGGAATCATGGATGGCAAGACGAATAATGTTGGTTACTTTACAACCGGCACAAGCACTACAACCACTACGCTAAATAATGAGCGTATAGGCTATGATTCTGCAATTATATTTACTCCAATGAATGATAAGGCAGCTCAAGAAATGGCTAAATTATGGGTAGGAACTCGATCTCAAGGTAGTGCAATCATTAATCACCAAAGTAACGCTCATGTCTGTGAATTTATGTACATTATTGTTGGCTAATGGAAATTAAATACATTACTCCGCAGGAATTACGTGCTTGGTGGCCTTCGATTAAGCCAGGCTTAGAGAATGTTAAGACTAAAAGCCCTGAAGATTGGATTATTGAAGATGTTTATGTAGATTGCTATACAGGTAGATCAATGCTTTGGGCTTTGATTGATGAGAGCAGAGTTATAGGCTATTGGGTATTGCAACCAAATGGCGATAATTTGCACGTTTGGGCTGGTTGGTCGTTAGAAAATAGACATGATAATCTTGAAAATGGATTAAAATACATAAAAGAGATTGCACGTCAAGGTAATGCAAAATATATAACATTTTCCAGTCATCGAAAAGGCTGGATTAAGAGGGCTAAAAGTCTTGGCTTTAGCCCTAAATTATGGATAAGTGAGGTTTAATATGGGTGGCCCTTCTGGTGGTGGTGAATTTACTCCGACTGAGACAACTCTTGATCCAACGCTACGTCCTTATGTAGACACAGCACTAAGTGAGGCAGAGAGGCTTCGTCAAGCTGGTGGCCCTGCTTACTATGGTGGCGAAACCTACGTTAAGCCTAGCTATCAAACAAATTTAGCATTACTCCAAGCACAGAAACGTGCTGCGGCTGGTAGCCCATTGCTACAAAGCGCTCAAGGTTCTGTACAAAGCTTAATGAATACGCAAAGCCCATATGAAGCTGGTTATCAATACTATACAGGTCAGACAAGTAAATACGGTTCTATTTTTGACAAAATAGGCGGCGCTGCTAGTCCGTATCAACAAAAATTAGCTGGTATGGCAGACGTTACAACGCCATATGAGCAGCAAATGGCTGATCTTGCAAAAACATCTAGTCCATATGCGGCACAAGCAGGAGAATTGGGAAAATTATCTAGTCCTTATTCTGCTCAAATGGCAGATATTGCAAAAGCATCTAGTCCATATTCACAGCAATTTGCAAATATTGCTAAATCTTCTAGTCCTTATGCAGCTCAGATGGCTGAAGTAGCAAAAGCATCTAGTCCTTATGCCCAAAAGATGGCGCAAATGTCCAACGCTACAAGCCCGTATATGCAACAAATGGCAGCAATGGCTGAAGCACAAAGCCCATATCAACAACAATTTGCTGGTATGGCTAGAAATGCTTATGTTGATCCTAATCAAGATTTTTATAGTCAAATGCGTGGCGGTGCAATGCAAAATGAAGCATTGGCTGGAACACGCGCAACATCGCAAGGTGCTTACCTTGGTGGTAGTCCATACCTAGAGGGAGCATTAGGCCAAGCTAATCGTCTAACGGCAGAATCGCTACAAGAAGGTATCCGTGGTCTACAAAGTAAGACATCATTAGCTGGTCGCTATGGTTCTGGCGCAGAACAACAATTAGCTGGAAAAATGAGTGATGCCGCTGCTCGCTCTTTGGCTGAACAAAATCAACAAGCGTACCTGCAAAACTACCAGCAAGAGCGTGGTTTGCAAGAACAAGCATTACAGTCTCTTGGTGGGCTATCGCAACAAGGCTTTGTCAATCAGCTTACAGGCGCTCAAGGTCTTGGTACTGCGGCACAGCAAGCCTACGCTAATCAGATGGGTGCTACTCAGGCAGCTCAAGGTGTCTATGGTGCTGATCTAGCAAACAGAGCTGCGTCATTGCAATCGGCTCAAAATATTTATCAAAGTGATTTTGCGAATCAAATGGCTGCATCACAAGCAGGTCAAAGTATTTACGCTGGCGACCTTGCATCAAAAATGGCTGCAATTCAATCAGGCCAAGGAATGTATGCTAGTGACCTTGCGTCACAAATGGCCGCTACTCAAGCAGGTCAAGGAGTTTATGCAGGAGACCTCGCATCAAGAATGGCAGCTACTCAAGCGGGTCAAGGTATCTATTCTGGCGATGTAGCTCAAAGAATGGCAGCTACACAACTTGGTCAAGGAATCTACTCTGGCGATATAGCTACGAGAATGGCTGCTACTCAAGCTGGCAGAGGAATGAGCGAAAGTGATTTTGCTCAACAAATGGCAGCAACTCAGGCAGCTCAAGGCATTTATGGAAGCGATATAGCAAGCAGAATGGCGGCTGCACAAGCAGGTCAGAATGTATATCAAAGTGATGCTGCTACCCAAATGGCCGGACTAGCTGGCGCTCAAGGTGTTAGAGGGCAGGATATTGCTACACGTATGTCTGCTGCTGGAATGGCTCCTGGTCTTGCTGCTGCTGATTATGCTGATATTGATAGGTTGATGGCTGTTGGGCAAACTAAAGAAGGCTATACAGCGGCTCAACAAGCGGCTGATAAGGCTCGCTACGACTACACAGCTCAGTTACCGTATCAAACGCTGCAAAACTACGGTGCATTTATTACTGGCTTACCGCGTGGTGGTATTACTAAAGAATACGTTGCGCCTCAAACAGAAGCAGAAAAAGCTGCTACTGCCGCTAGAAATACAGATATGCAAGGCAGAGATTGGACTTCTGCAATTAAAAAATAAGGAATATTATGGCTGATCCAGTATCAATGACTGCTTTTATATCTGCAATGGCTCCATCAACGGCTGCTGCTGGAACCGCTGCTGCTACTGCTGCTGCAATGGCTGCTCCTACCGCTGCTGCTTTGACTGCTCTTGGCTCAACTGGTGGGCCATTAACTGCTGCTATGTCAAGTGGGATGCAAGCAGGTAATTTACTTGGAATGGCTGGTAATACCGCTGCTAATGCAGTACCTACAATTATTCAAACGCCTGATATTTTCTCAAAAGCTGCAACAATGTATGGAAATTCAGCTCCTGCTGTTGATGCTGGTATTTTTGCACCACAGTACGCAGGACTTAATTCTTCTGCGATGACTAACTTGCCAGGTCAAACATTAGGAAGAAGTAGTTTATCTGTTGGCCCACAAGCACCTACATTTGCACAATCTGCTATTAACACAGGGCAGAATATTTACGGCTTAATGGGTGAGAATCCTGGATTAACTAGCGTAGCTAAACAAGCTGGCGGTGCAATGATGCAACCACCACCACCGCCACAAGTATTGCAAGCACCACCAATTCAAAGCGGTCAATTTGCGCCAGTGGACTTTATGAGCTTGCTTAGCCAAAAGCCACAGCAAATGCAGCGTCGCACTTCATTGTTAGGATAATCATGGCATATGAATTCGGTACTTCTGGATACGATCAGGAGCAAAGACAAGAAGAACTACGTCAAGCAGCAGAATATCAGGCTGCTATGGATGCTCAAAATGCACAGCGTAGTAACTTGTCTATTCGCGGCAATCAACCAGCACCTTCAAATTTTATGCAGAATATCCTAGGAACAGTTCCTAGCTATTACAGTGGCTTGCTTGGATCTGAAGAAGCTAAATCATTGCAAAGCAGAGCAAATACACAAGGCTTGTTAGGCGCTGCTATCGGCTTGCTAGGCGGCATGGGTACTCGCGGCACTACTGCTGCACAGAATATCGCTGGTGCGCTTAGTGGTGGCTTACAAGCGTCACAGGGTGCTATTCAGCAAGGTATAACTAACTATGGTCAACAGCAGCAATTAATGCTGCAACAAAGACAGCAAGCTGGTATTGCTGCAATGAAAATAAAGTATCCTGATCTTGCTGATGAGTTTGATACTAATCCTGCTGGCGCATTTAGAATTATCTCTGAGCGTGAGGCAATTACTAAAAAGCCTATAGTTGTGTCTAGAGGTGGGTCTTTAGTTAGTCCTTCTGGTGATGCTTTGTTTACTTCTCCTGATAATCAAGAAAAAGGAAGAATACTTACTCCTGAAGAAGTTACGAAGTATGGATTGCCTACTACGGGGAAATATCAGTTTAATGCAAATGGAGAAATTAGTTTAATTTCAGGTACTGGCCCAGGTAAAGATGGGAAAGTAGCTACAAGTATTGAAGAATATGAATATGCAAAAAAAAATGACGGGTATAAAGGAACTTTTGCACAATTTAGGGCAAGTAATGTTCCTAGTACAAATGTAACTGTTAATGCTAGTGATAAGAAATTTGGTGAGAATTTTGGTGCTGCTACTGCTGCGGCTGTTGAAAGCACGTTTAATAAAGCTCAATCAGCAGTAAATACATTGTCAACTATAGCAACAATTAAGCCATTAATTCAAAGTAGTGTTTTTGCAGGGCCATTATCTGCATCTGAAGCCACTATTAGTCGATTAGGTGAAAAGTTTGGTATTACGTCTGGCACAACTCAAGAAAAATTAAACAGAACAACACAAGCAATGCAGGGTTTAGCTCAATTAGAGTTACAAGCCGCTGAAGCCATGAAAGGACAAGGGGCAATTACTGACTTTGAGCGCAGTTTGATTGCTAGAGCTGCTGGTGGTGATTTGGCTGTACTGACTCAAAAAGAAGTTTTAGGGTTACTTGGTGCATTAGAAAAAGTATCGCAAAAGAAAATTGCTACTCATAAAAATAATTTAGAACGTCTACGTAAACGTCCAGATACTAGTGGATTAGCTGATTTTTATGAGTTAGAAACTTCTCAGCCAAGATTACAATATGATCCTATTAGTGGGACTCTTACTGAGAAGGTTAAATAATGCCCAAACTAGTAAACATTCCTAATGTTGGTGATGTTGAGTTTCCTGATTCAATGTCTAATGATGAAATAGCTAATGTCATTAAATCGGGTATGCAGGGTTCTGTAATGGCTCCACCTATACCATTTTCACCAAAAGCAGAAGCTGTTAGGTCTGCTGTGGGTGGCGCTACGTTTGGATTTGGAGAGGAATTAGAATCTGCTTTTAGAACTGGTGCTATTTCTGGGCCGCAGTATGAAGAAACGCGGAATAAATTAAGATTGCAACAAAAAGAATTTCAGAAGGAATATCCAGTAACTGGAACTGTTACTGAATTTGGCGGTGCTTTAGCTGCTCCATTTGGTGCTTTTAAAGCATTAGGTCGCTCTGGCCCTGCAATTCAAGAGGCTATTACAGGAACTACATTGCTTGGTCAAACAGCTAGAGGCGCTGGTGTAGGTGCTGCTACTGGTGCATTAACTGGTGCAGGTACTGCTGAAACTGATGTTGGTGGCAAAGCATTAGAATCTAGTGTATTTGGTGGGGCATTAGGAGGCACTGTTCCTTTGGTTCTTCGTGGTGCTACTACTGTGATTAAAAATGTATTAACTGCGTCTGGTATAGGAGATCAACCAGGTGCTGCGTCTAAGATGATAGCTAATGCGTTGCAAAAAGAAAATTTAACTACTCAAGAGGCAGATCAATTACTTAAAGAAATGGAACGTATTGGTGTTCCTCGGCCTGTATTAGCTGATCTTGGTAAAAGTTTGCAAGACTTAGCCTACTCTGCCTATGTTGTTCCATCTGGACAAAAAGCTGCTACTGCTAGATTTTTAGAATCACGCATGATTGACCAGCCTAATGACTTAGTTAAAGGCTTAATTAAAAAAGCAGGTTTAGGTAAAAATGTAAGTGGGTATGAGTATCTTGATTTTTTATCTAAAAACCAACAAGCGGCAGCTAGTTCTAAATATCCATTAGCGTACAGCAAAGCAATAGATGCAAGAGACTTTAGAAAGTATGTTGACCGACCTGTATTTATTGACGCATACCAAGAGGCTCAAAAACGCGCTGGTGTTTATGGTGAAACATTGCCTGATTTAGATCAAATTCGTAATGCACAATTTGTTCCTACTGATGTGTTGCATAAGATTAAGATTGGTTTAGATCGTATTGTGGAAGGTCAAACAGATTCTATTACTGGAAAAATGACTGCTTATGGTCGTGATGTTTCTAATGTAAAACGTGAGTTTAATGATTTAATCAAAGAAAAGAATCCTATTTATGCAAAGGCTAATGCTGAATTTGCAGACAATGAGCGCATTCGGTCATCATTTGAAACAGGTCAAAAATATCAAAAACTTGATGTAAAAGAAGCATTAGATAAACTCAAGAAAATGAATGACTCAGAAAAAGAGGCATTTAGACTTGGGATGATGGCAGACGTAAACTCTCGTCTTGAAAACTTTAAAGGTGGTGATTTTTCTCGTCAGATATTTAAAAGCGATAAACAAAAATCATTGCTTCGTTATGCTTTTCCAGATCAAAACCAGTACAAACAATTTGCTGCGTATGTTGACGCTCTTGAGAATCAAACAAAAACAGCTAAATCGTTAATGGGTGGCTCTCAAACTGGTGAGCGATTATCTACAAGTCAAGGTGCTGCTGAGTTTGGATCATTAGCTCAAAATTACGCTAAAGGTGGATTAACTGGAGTTGCTTTAGATTTTGCTCGTCAAGGATTAGCTAGAACAAAAGGCATTAGTGGTGAAACTTCCGCAGAAATTCAAAAGCGTTTATTTGCTACTGATCCTATTGAACAAAGAGCAATTCTTGAAGAATTACGTAAAAGGACGCAAACAATGAAGCCAATCGGCGTAGTGCCAGGTGCGGCTGCTTTGGGTACTGTAACGGGACTATTAGGTCAATAGGATTAAATCATGGCAAAGACAAAGATTAGTGAATTCGACACAAACCCTGCGTTAAATACTGACATTGACAGTATTAACATCGCGGAAGGTTGCGCCCCAAGCGGTATCAATAACGCTATCCGTGAATTAATGTCACAATTGAAAGATCAGCAAACTGGCGCATCTGGCGATAGCTTTAGTGTTGGCGGTAATCTTACTGTTTTGGCTCAAGGTGATGTCAGACTATCGGATGCTGACTCATCTAACTATGTTGCATTGCAAGCACCTACTACGTTAGCTGCAAACTATACGATGACGCTGCCTACCACTATAGGCACAGCAGGTCAGTTACTTACTACTGATGGATCAGGTAATCTTGGTTACACAGAGGCTTCTGTAACTGGTGTTGCTACTACTTTTTCATCATCTGGAACTTGGACTAAACAAGCTACTGATGTATTTGTAATGGTTGAGTTATGGGGTGCTGGCGGTGGTGGTGGGTCAGGTCGTAGAGGTGCATCAAGCACTGTTCGACAAGGTGGCGGTGGTGGTGGTGGTGGCGCTAGAGTAAAAATGATGTTTAAGGCTGCCGACTTACCTAGTACGGTATCTGTCTCAATTGGTGCAGGTGGTGCTGGTGGCGCAGCAGTAACTGCTAATGATACAAGCGGGAATGTTGGCCTTGTTGGGGGAACTACAACATTTGGTTCTTATTTAGCTGCTTATGGTGGTGGTGGTGGATTTTCAGGAGTTACTGAAGCATCAAATATAGTTTGGGGTGGAAGTGGTGGAGGTAGCGGAGGTCCAGGAGACGTAGGAAATGCGGCATCAGGTGCAGTGGGTGGCGCGCCTAGTAGTAGTTATTTGGGAAGTACAACTTCAAGAAGTAACCTAAGTGGAGGCGGTGCTGCTAGTAATGGTATGGCAGAATTTGGAGGGGCTGGCGGGGGCGTTAGCGCTAATGGTGGTGGCGCTGGTGGTGATGGAGGAGGTTCAATTTTTGGTGGTGCTGGCGGCGGTGGCGGTGGTGGAATAACTACAGCTAATATAGCAACTACTGGCGCTGCTGGTGGAGCGTCATCGTATGCAGCCGGTGGTGGTGGCGCTGGTGGCGCAGCAACAGGTGCTTCAGGAACAGCAGGAACTACTCAATTAAATCTTTCTGGCGCTGGCGGTGGTGGTGGTGGTTCAAGTGTTGCTGGTACAGCCGGATCAGGCGGAAATGGCGCGCAAGGCGGTGGTGGTGGTGGTGGTGGCGGTGCATCTGTTAACGGTCAAACATCTGGTGCTGGTGGCGCAGGTGGCGCTGGTTATTGTCGCGTTTATAGCTGGTAATTACTATGTCAGACGTTAATCCTCAAGAATTTGGCGCATTGCAAGCAGATGTTAAGACATTAACGGCTGAGATACACTTACTCCGCAAAGAAATGGCTGATGTAACAGCTATGCTTAATCAAGGCAAAGGTGGCATTTATATGATTGTATTTGCTGCCGGTGCTATGGGTTCCGTTATTACCATGAGCGTTAAAAAACTATTTGGTGGATAAATGGACCCCTTAACAATCGGCGCAGCGGTTGCTATCGCTAAGACTGCTGTAGCCGGTGTTAAAGAGCTAATATCATTAGGTCATGAAATTCAAGATTGCTATCACGACATAGCTACCTTTTTTGATAAGCAGACTGAAGTTGAGCTTGCTGTCATCGAGCAAAAGAAACAGAAACTCCAAGCAGTTAAAGAGGGCAAACTACAGCGTAGCGCTACCGCAGAGGCGTTAGAAGCTACCTTTGCTAGTAGAGAGATGATTCGCCTAGAAAAAGAGCTTAAAGAGGCTCTAATCTACGGCAGCCAGGAATCAGGTCTTTATGATGAGATGTGCCAACGTAGAGACGCAATTATCCTAGAGCGTAGACAAGAGATAGAAGATGCTGAACGAGAAGAACGTATGCGTCTGGCTGCTATACGTCGCAAGAAAGAGCAAAGAATCCAGAATATTCAAGAGTGGCTGGCTGTAGTGTTAGGCGTTTCTCTTAGTAGTTTTGTAATGTATGCAATATGGTGGATGTTTAAAAATGGGGGTAAAGACTAATGATGACCTTAATTACTACGCTAATCTCTTTTCTATCTGGTGGCTTACCTAAGCTGCTGGACTTCTTTCAAGATAAACAAGATAAGAAGCATGAACTTGCACTTGCTCAATTGCAGATGACGCAGCAGCTAGAGATGGCTAATAAGGGCTTTGAGGCTCAAGCGCATATCGAGGACATCAAAACAGAGCAGATTGGTATCCAGACGCAAGCAGATGAGCGTATAGCGTTGTATTCTCACGACATTGAGATTGGTAAGGGTGCTAGTCAGTGGGTTGTTAATGCTCGCGCTATGGTTAGACCAACGATTACTTATGGCCTGTTTCTGCTGCTAGTTGCCATTGATATTGCCGGTGTCTGGTATGCCTGGACGCAAGACGCTCCGTTTAAGGAAATGATGGCGTTAGTTTGGGACGATGAAACTCAGATTGTGTGGGCTTCCGTAATTTCGTTTTATTTTGGCACAAGGGCTTTTCAAAAATGACAATTGGTGTTTATGCAGTAATTAATACAAAGTTAAATAAACTTTATATTGGGAGCAGCTCCAATGTTGAAAGGCGTCTTATACATCATAAGTCGCATATAAAAAATGGTCATAAAACAATGATTACGGCGTTGCGTAATTTAAAACTCAATGTTGAAGATTTTATTTTTAAATTAATAGCAAAAACAGAAACAATTAAAGATGCAAAAAAGTTTGAAACCAAATTAATTCAAGCTGCTTGGGATAGTGGTGATCTTTATAATTTAGCACCTCATGCTGACGGAGCAACTGGTATAAGAAGAAACATAGAGGCGTATAAACAAGGAGCTAAAAAAAGAAATAGTGATCCTAATTATGCAAAAAAACTAAGTCAAGCGTGCAAAGGAAAAAGAGAAGTTGTTACCTGCCCAAAATGCGGAACCTCTGGAGGTGGAGGTAATATGCGTAGGTATCATTTTGATAAATGCAAGAAATGAACGTCAGCGACAAGGCACTTAAAACCATAAAGCACCATGAGGGTGTTAGATATAAGCCATATCTTTGCCCTGCTGGTTTGTGGACTGTCGGCGTTGGTCATGTTTTATATCCCAAGCAGGGACTACTGCCATTGGCTCAGAGAGGCTCTGTAGGGCTTCGTATTGAGGAATTTAGGGTATTCACTAAGGATGAGGTAGATGCGATTCTTAAAGCAGATTTGCAGCGTTTTGAGCGAGGCGTATTACGTTATTGCCCTAATACTCTTACTCAAGGGCAATTCGATGCTCTCGTCTCTTTTAGCTTTAATGTAGGACTAGGTACATTGCAGCGCAGTACGTTGCGCCAAAAACACAATCGTGGTGACTTTGAGGGTGCTGCTGTTGAATTCATGAAATATACACGTGGTGGCGGTAAAGTGCTAAAAGGTTTAGTTAATCGCAGGAAAGATGAAAAAGCAATGTATGGCTACTAAGAAAATACCTGCTGACTGTATGCCGATGTGCCAATCATGCTCTTTCTTTGAGCGTGAGAAGAATGAGGACGTTGGAATCTGTCGTCGTTATCCACCATCGACGTTTTTCTTAGGTGACGATGAGTTTGATAGTTTATTTCCTGTTACTGGCCCTAGTGAATGGTGCGGTGAATTTAAAAGGCAGGTGTCATGACGCAACAAGTAAAAGATGAGGAATTCATCGAGTTATGGAATATTCACGGCTCAGTTACGAAGGTAGCTGAGATTCTAGGTATTAACCATCGGTGGGTTAATCATAAGCGTAGAAACATCGAAAAGCGGCAAGGTATTCAATTGCTTGCTGTAGCTAAAAACAGCCCTGATTTCAATGTAACTTTACCTGCCAATGGCGTTAGAGTTAATGTTAAATTGGAATCAGGTGTTGTTATCGTTGGCTCAGACGCTCACTACTGGCCTGGCATCATCTCTACAGCTCACAGGGCCTTTGTGGTGGCTGTTAAAGAGCTAGCACCTAAGATGGTCATTATGAACGGTGACGCATTTGACGGGGCTAATATCTCACGGCATCCACGTACAGGATGGGAAGCTAGACCTAGTGTTAAACAAGAGCTAGAGGCTTGCAGAGATCGTATCTGCGAGATAGAGGACGCTGCTGGCAATGCCAAACTACATTGGACATGGGGCAACCACGACATCCGCTGGAATAGCAGACTGTCCTCACAGGCTCCTGAGTTTGAAGGCATCCACGGCATGAACTTGACGGATCACTTCCAGCGCTGGAAGTTCTCGACTTCGGTGATGATAAATGACCACACTCAGATCAAGCACAGGAATTACAACGGAATCCATGCTGCTTATAACGCTACTCTCAAGTCTGGCGTATCTACAGTCAATGGTCATCTACACTCTCTTAAAGTAACGCCTTGGACTGATCTGACAGGCACTCGCTACGGTGTCGATACAGGCTCTCTAGCCGACGTATGGGGCGCTCAATTTGAATATACAGAGGACGGTACTAGAAACCACAGAAGCGGCTTTGTGGTGCTGACATTCTACGAAGGCAAGCTACTGCCTCCGGAGATGTTAGAAGTCATTGATGAGGATAAAGGTCTTGTGTGCTTTCGAGGACAGGTGATTTCCGTGTAATCCAGCTTGATGTCCAATCAGCTTTTACAGGTTGGAGTTTAGCCCTGCGTTTAGCTAGGAATAAATCTTTCTTCTCAGCATCCTGATTAAGTCTATCTCTGGCTATTTGCGCTCTTTCCTTTGGCGTAAGAGGTGGTGGTCTAGCAGCATCTTCGCACCTGCCTACACAAAACACAGGTACATAGACTTCTTTCGTGTCTTTCTTTTCTTTTATCCAGCTATTGATGTGGATTAACTTAATCTTACGTAAGTTGTTAATGTAGCCTTTCATCCACTTAGTAGAGATAAAGAATTGCTTTTCTATTTCCGTATAGGTTGATGGCGTTTCTAGGATTTTGAGCAACTTAGCCATCTTGAGTTCAGATAGCTTTGTGTTGTATTTCATCTTACCCATTTTTGACGAATACTCCATTGCAATTTAGAAAACCTTTGCGGTCTTTAATCTCTGCATAAGCGTCTTGTAAGCAATGTACGATAGAGATGTCCTTAATCGCGCAGTAGATTATCAGCGTCACTAATACATCTCCGACACCATCTCGAATTGCTAGCATATCGTCTTTAATCTCAGCGTCGCATAGTTCACCTAATTCACTCACTGTTTTCATTAGCTGAGTGCTGGCTTCAGCATTGGGAATGATTCCACGAGCTTCTGCCCATCGGATAACGTCAAGCTCTAGTGATGTCCACATTATTTGCATATCCTTTTCTTTGCGTCTTTAAAGTTAGACTCAAACATCCAGCCTACACATTGTTTGTCAATGTCTGGCGATGTGACTGACGCTACTCCTTCAGTGAATCCACGGTGATATTCGTTTTGCATCCTGTTCATGACACCTAAACCGATGCCAGGCACAGATGCTACGACCACGATTAAAATCATTCCCCAACGCATAGCTGCCTAATCTTTTTGACATCAATGCCAAAAGTCTCATGTACTCGCAGGATGATTTCTGCTGACGGGACTATCTTCTTATTGCGAATCTTTGACAGGGTAGAGATACCGATACCCATATGTAAAGCAATAGCTCGATCATTCTTGAAGCCATGATTTTTAATCAAATAATCTAACAATTCCATTTTTATCCTTTGAAGGGAGGAATATTCTCAATTATTTTGGAATATTCCACTTAAATATTTAGTGCGGGGTCACCAGAACAAGCAAACATGAAGGAGAACTGGCCCCCGCTGCCGGAGTTACTCGCCACTACCGGCTAGGCGTGCAAACATCAAAAAGGCACGTCGGAAATATCGTCATCCGTAAACTTTTCCTGCTTTACTGCTGGTTTTGCTTCCTTCAACTTAAATGAGCAGCTCATAAATTTGCCGGATTTACCTTCTTTGAGCCAGGCAGACACATAAACTGCGTTACCGTTTAAGTCTTTACCGTCGCCTGAGTAGTCAGGATGATTGTCTGATTGCTTTTGCTGATTCTTGAAAAGCGAGAAGCTGCCTGGTTTTGGATCGTATGCCATAAATTTACCTTTATCGTGTAGTGAGTTTCTTAATTGCACTGCGTTGCTTGCTATCAAACAAAGACCAAAGAGCTGTTTTGCTATCTGCGTCCAAGCCTAATTCATTGATGTAATCGACTGCTCCTTGTACGTCATTCTTTGTGAGCAATGAAATAGCCTCTACGCCGATGCTGCGTATAGTTTCCTGATCTCCCTCTGACATGGATTGAAACACATCAACTGTAATCGGTTTAGCTGACACAGGCTCGCTAGAATCAATTGCATCGTGTTCGACTATCTCAAGTGCTGTGACGTATAGATAACGGCGGCTATAGGTCTCTACGGCCCCTAGATTCTGGATAGGGTGGCAACCTTTGAGCTGCGCTTCTGCCATTGGGCTAGTAAACGTCACGCATCCACCATTTTCAGTATCAATAATGCGTAGAGTAGCCAGCTCAGTACCAAACGAAACGACGGGGCAAAGTTTTAACTCAAAGAAAATTGACTGAATGGCTGGCAGGAAGTCGCCAAGCTCAAAGTATTTATATCCTGCAAACTTATTGTGTCCTGACTTCTTTAGCTCTGTGTGCTGCAATTTGATTCGGGCTTTTTGCAGTTTTTCGTAGACTAGCCATTGTTGCTGTTCTTCTTGCTCTTGTTGCTGGCGCATGATTATTTACCTTTATTTGAATTTTTTAGAGATGACAGTATTGAGTGTCCGAAGGTTCGATACAGTTTGAACTTCTTGAGCCTTAATCTGCTCCTTGCGTATTCTGTCAAAAGTTTTCTGTATATTTGTCTTGCTAGAGTGAACATATTTAAACCTTGGGTCTAAGATTGATTTGGTGTCGTTCATTTCTCTCCTTATTGAATGTAAGAAACTAAAAGATACCCTGCAATCAATAAAACTGCAATCACTTTCGGATGTCTTGCAAGCCAATCGTCAGTAGCAAGTAGTTTCATTGTTGTTCTTCTTTCATTTTTAAAAAGTTAGCTGTAGTGTATGGAACGCCGATAATTGTTGCTTTGCGTTGGACATCCCACAAGTGATTAAGAAACTGTCCTAAATGATTAAACTCAGTGCCTAGTTCCTCATTGATCTGATCCAGAGCTATTGCCATTCCTGCCTCAATTCCTTCAGAGTAAGTCATTCTTCATCCCTCCAAAATACCATTTATCAAATTTCTCGTTGTTCAGTGCTTCGCTTGCTTCTCTTGCTGCTACCCAAATTGCATCTGCCTCATCCTCTTGGTACGCTGCCAGGCAAACT